AGTTTGCCTTCAGTAACACCGGCTAAATCTATAGTTCTACGATAGAATAAATTATAATGATCATTATCTAGATTATCAACTTTAAACTTTTCCAAGTCAGGAACAAATGTAACTTTAACATAAGACTTTGGATTAGCTGCTTTCACTTCAGTAACTTTAGCTGGTTCAGCAATACTCATATTATCTTTCCAAACTTGTATAAATTTCTTTTTCCTTTTAGCATCTACGATTTCTACAGTAAACTTTTTTGAGAATACCGAAACAAGTTTTGAACCATACCCATTTCGACCTCCTGTTGTTCTTTTCTCATCATCATCATAATTAGAACTAGTTAGCAATTCTCCAAAAATCATACTAGGTACTAATACTTTGTGCTCAGGATGCTCTTCAATAGGAATACCTTTATCACCATTGTTAAAAACACTGATGTAACCTTCTTCTTTATTGTATTCTACTTTAATTGTATCACAACTACTATCATTAACAGAAGCATCACGAGCATTCACTAGAATTTCATCAAATATCTTTAAAAAACCAGGAGTATAAGTAATATCTTCCTTTACAATTTTTGATTCTTTCCAAATCCACATTTTTTCAGTTGTTGGTTCTATGTCTCCAATATATGTATCAGGTCTAAGAAGAATATGTTCTCTTGGACTTTTTTTATCATATTTGGTGACATCTGTTTTAGGAACTTTTTTTGACATTGAAAGCTTATAATATTATTTCTTTAAATTAAATTTGCAATTTTTTCTCAGGTAATATAATGCAAACTTATTTAAAATTAAATAATGATATTTCAATAACAGATAAAGCAACTCGTACTTGGTTTTATATGAATGAAGTAACCTCTATTTATAAATTTCCAGCCCCAACTACTAATAATGTTGTTGTATCAGTAATTTCTTTTGGTGGTGGATTATATGGCACTGTTGACGGATCTGGTAATTTAACTGATGGAGATGTTTATACTTATTGGAGTTCTATTGGTATTGCTACTGGAAATCATCCTAAAGTTGTTATTAAAACAATCGGAGGAGCAACAAATTCACCAAATAATGGAGGATCAACTATTGAAAATACTATAGATATTGAAACAATTGGCGCAGCTTGTCCTTCATCAAAATTAACAATTGTTTTATATATTGCTCCAAATTCTTTTGTTTCTTTTAATACAGTAATGAATGCTATTTTAAATGATACTGTTTATGTACCAAATGTTATTTCTATATCATGGGGTGCTCCAGAAATTTATTTTGGAAATGTTTTACTTAATTCTATTAATACTTTATTACAAACTGCAAATAATAGAAACATTAATGTAACAGTTGCAAGTGGTGATAATGGTTCTAATGATGGTGTAGGTGGAAAAGGAAATTATTGTGATTTTCCTTCATCTAGTCCTTATGTAATAGCTTGTGGTGGAACAAATTTGAAATGTTCTAGTCATATTTATGATAATACAACTCGTGAAGTAGCTTGGAATTCTGGTGGTGGTGGAGTAAGTAGTTACTTTTTAAAACCAACTTATCAAAGTAATATAAGTGGACTAAAAAGAAATACTCCTGATGTAGCATTAGTAGCAGATCCAAATACTGGAGTTTCATATTTAATTGGTGGTACTACAATGATTATTGGAGGAACTAGTATTGTAGCTCCTTTAGTTGCTGGTTATTTAGCAGCTGCAAATGTAAATGTACTTTTTAATCCAATTATTTATAGTTCAAATTCAATAGGTTGTAATGATATAGTAACTGGTTCTAATGGAAGTTATACTGCAAAAGTTGGTTATGATAATTGTACAGGGCTTGGTTCTTTTAAAGGTGATATTTTAGCTAGTGTAATAAATTACCAATTTACATTAGGTGTTAGTTCAATCAGTATATTAGGTAAAAAAACTTATACTATTCAAGTTACTAGTAGTTCCCCTTTGAACCGTTATATTAAATGGACTTCTAGTAATACTAATATAGCAACTGTTTCTGCTACTGGAGTTGTTACTTCATTAGCAAATGGTACTGCTATTATAACTGCGTCTAGTATTAATCCCTATGTTAGTAAAATAGTTACTGTAACTGTTTCTGGAATTATTCCACAAAAGAATATTAAAAAATCAAGAAATAGAAGAAAATAATTATTATAGAAAAAATATTTTATATAGTAATATAATGCCTATTAATAGAAATATCCGTTCAAAACCAACACCTCGTGTTGCCCCTGCTCCTGTCACTTCTAAAATAATACCTACTTCAACTAATGATTCTAACCCCGGTCCTGTTGGTCCTACCGGTCCTGTTGGTCCTGTTGGTCCTGTTGGTCCTGTTGGTCCTGTTGGTCCTGTTGGTCATATAGGTCCTCAAGGCCCTATCGGAGCAGCTGGATCTCAAGGTCCAGCCGGTCCTCCTGGTTCTCAAGGTTCTCAAGGTCCTGCTGGTTCTCAAGGTCCTGCTGGTTCTCAGGGTCCTGTTGGTCCTCAAGGTCCTCAAGGACCCGAAGGTCCCGGAGAAGCTACTACTGTAATTTATTCTCCAAGTGATTCATCTAGTTGGACTAATCAACCTACAAATGTTAAAGAAGCATTAGACAATATTGCTGCTTTACTTAAAACATTAAACGGTGGTAACGGTCCTTAAATTCTACATAAAAAATAATTAATATATATAGTAAATATATATTAATTAATTATGGAAGTTAATATTGATAAAGTAAATGAAGAAAATAATACAAGAATGGTTAAAGACAAAAAATTAGAGGATTATGAAAAATTTTACAGGAAAGAAGAATATAAAATTTCTTTAGTAAATATTGATAGTAGCTTTAGAAATAAAATTCCTAAAAATATCTATTCAACCAATGTTGCTTATTTACCCCAAGACCCTTTAACTTTTACTGAGAATTCTTCAACAATAACTATAAGTTATCCGGGTCATAATTTATTACAGAATGATAATATAATTATTCAAAATGTTCAAGCCAGTTCTTATGTTCTTAGCGGAGGTTTATACTTGTTTCAAAATTATTCTTATTTATTTATTAAATTAAATCATAATATAAATCTGAATTATTTAAATTTATCTAATAAACTAAAAATAGATATTTCAGCTGTAAATACGACAGAAAATACTTATTTTTATGGCAACATGCCTCTTAATGCAATTATTGGAACATTTGAAATTAGTTTACCATCAGTAATTGATTCTAATATACCATTTAGTCCTACTATATTAAATTACTTTAATGTAACATCTGCATCACAAATGGATTCAAATTATTTATTAATTAGTTTACCTTTTAATTATTTTTCTAAAACAGACCAAATATTAGAAATTACAGACTTTTATAAGATTAATTTTACAGATTTATTTGGGATACCAATAAATGGTATTAATGCGGATTTTCCAATTAATTATTTAAGATTACAAAGTTCTCAATCAGTAAGTCAAGTAATAGATTCAAATACTTTTACAATAGAATCTAATTATAGCACTTATACAGGAGGTTCTGGAGGTGGTAATACTGTTCAAATTATGAAAATTATTAATACTATTGAAGGGTATCCAGATGCTAATAATTATACTGTTAACTTAAAGAAAAATTTTAATAATATAGTTAGAATTGAATTAGTTAGCACTGAATTTACATATATAGATTATTTAATTAAATCTTCAGGAATAAATAAAAATAATAGTATCTATTGGAAAAATTTAGACGATGGTAATAATATTTATTCAACTACAATTAATGAAGGTAATTATAATGCAACTAATTTAATTTCTAATTTACAAACAGCAATGAATTCTGTTCCCAGAATTACATCTACACTAGAAAATCCAGTTTATAATGATTTTTCAATTAGTTTAAATTCGTATACTCAAGAAATAATATTTACTGCATATAAAACAGAACCAATTCCAAATGCTTTAAAAATTAATATTTTAGAATTAAATGGAATACAATATTTTATATTAATTATAAGACAACAAAGTAATTTAGTTAAGGTTGGTGATACGATTACAATTAGTAATAGTGATGATTTAGGATTAATTCCAAAAAATTTAATTAATACTTCACTAACTGTTTATTCAATTAATAAAGAAAATAGTAGTTATACAATTTTATTTGCTCCAATTAATAAAATTACAAATAGTCAAGATTTAGGAACAACTCTAACTGATACTGGAGGTGGCGCTGTAATTGTTAAGACTTTTGCTGATTTTTCTCTTTTATTTAATTATAGTGATACTATTGGTAGCATCTTAGGATTTAAAAATGTAGGTAGTGTTAATGCAATTACACCTTTTAATTCAAAGATTTCTAATTTTGATTTATATCTAAATGATACTCAATTAAATTCAGTAGGAAATATAGATACATCGTGTCACATATTAAATTTTAGTGGTAATAATAATTATTATTTATTATATATTAATGATTTTGAATTAGTACAAAATATTTCGACTGTTCCTATTGCTTTTGCAAAAATATTATTATCAGGTTCGCCAGGAGATGTATTATATAATACATTTATTAATTATCCACTAGAATTTGATTTTCCTTTGCAAACTTTAATTGAATTACAAATTAAAATTATGTATCCAGATGGAACACTACCAGACTTTAGAAATATTAATCATAGTTTTACTCTTAGAATTACTGAATCAGTGAATACCCCAAGAAATACGGGTATTAATTCTAAAAACACAACGTTTTTTCAGACAATGAAAGAATTGGCCTCTTGATAAAAGCTATTTTTTGTTAACAAGAAATAGGCATCTAATTATCCTTCCTTGATTTATATTAAATTTCAAAACATTCTCGCAAATTACATTCCAGTTTAATACAGTTTTGCTTACAAATGTATCAAAGTAGGAATTTGCTTCTTTTATATTTTTATAAGCAGTTGAATCTTCATTAAGTAAAATATTAGTATCAACAGTTAATAAGCCTAGAACACCATCTAATAATTCTTTGACTGATACTAAATTAAATTCACTCTCTTTATTAGAATCTTCAAAAATATTAATAGAATTTTCTACAATCTTAATAGCTATTTCATTTTTTAAAACATCTTTTATTTTATCAATAACATGGTCATTTATTAAATCAAGATTTTCTTTAAAAAATTCATATAATATATTTTTAATCAAAATACTATAAGAAGAAATTATATATTTTCTAGTCATTTCAATTAATAAATCTTTTACAAAGCTTAATACAATATTCTTATAAGTATATTTTCCATATCTAAAATATACTTCACCTTTTTCATTACTATCTTTATAAAATTTTTTAATCTTTTCTTTCTTTTCTTCATTTTCTTCATTTTCTTCATTTACTATTTTCATTTCATCCTTATGTAATAAATATGTAAATAATACATCGGTACTTAAATCCTTATCCATATCAATATTTGATGAATCAAAATCTTTATTACTAACATATTCATTCATTATATAACAAACTCTTTCAAATGATTTATCTAAATCATTAGGAAAATTATTACCATATTTATCATTATTTAATATTAAGCTTACAATTTCTTCCTTTTGATATAAAACAAAATTGCATAACCATTCATCGGAAGTGTCTTTATTTCCATTAGTTAATTTAAATAAATGATTATTAAATTCATCTTTTAAAAAGTCATAAGAATTTGAATCGGTAAATTCTAATAATTTAGCAAGTATTTTATGTTGATGGAATTTTAATATTGGGAAAATAGGAGTTTGATTATTTGAATCCAAAAGAAATCTAGCATTATTTTCCAGTAATTTTATATATATATTTTTATGAGTTTTTACTACATATTTAGATTTTAATAAATCTGAAATGGCATATTCTTCTGGATAAATCATAAATTCATAAATATCTTCTATTCCAGGAGCAGCACAAATTCTATTCTTCTTTAGTATTTCTGTATTTACAAATTTTAATTCCTCTATATTGATACCAGTTTCCTTTAAATTTATTCCATAATCTTTAGGATTATTATACAGTCCAATAAATAACTTTTGTATAATATCAGTAAATTGTGTTAAATAACTATTATCATCTTTAATTATCTTTTCCATAAACATTTTAGTTTGAAATTCAATATATTTTTTAGCTAAATCATTTACAATTTCTTGTGTTAATTTACCTATAACTAAGTATTTTTGAGAATCATCTGGATTATTAATTTTAAATAAATCATCAATTTTATTTGGTAATTTATTTTTATTTTTAATATCATTAAAAACTAATAATATAATTTTCATCAAGTTATATTTATATAATTCACTTAACATTTTCATTAAAGATGGTGGTAATTTAGAATCTTTTGCTAAGATGAGTGATTCTTTTTTAATAATATAAGAACCTTCTTCAATTCTATCAAAAATTTCTTGCATTAAATTTCTATGTTTTGTAACACCAAGCGGATAAGATGTTGAATTTTGTATGGTATTTATAATATTAATCATGTCTGCATCATTGGGTATAGCTTCTGGATTAGAAATAGAAACGGGTGTTCCATCAACTATTTCTGGTTTACGTAATTTACCATCTGGATAATTTAATTTTATTTTATTATCATCAAAAAATAAAACTCTTCTCTCTTTATCAAGAGGAGGTAACAAATAATAATTAAATTTTGGTAACTTTATTAAATTGTTTTGATGGAAAACATAATAATACAAGAAAATATAACCATTATATTTATTTAATAAATCTATAATTTCATCTACTTGTTCTATAATTTTTTTTTCACCAAATTCTTTTAAAATTTCTGAAGTTACAGCAATAAAAGGATAGATATCTCTGAAATATTTTGATAAATTTTTGTTATCTTCAATTAATTTAATTAAAGATTTATCATAAGCAGTATCATTTAAAAAATTAAATAAAATATTAATTAAATATACATGTTCTTCGCTTTTATGTCCAGGCGCAGGATTATACGTTTCAAATTGAAAAGTATTACATATATTTCTTATTTCATTTTTAGTATTTTCTATTTGATTTCTAATTTCTTCTTTAACATCCTTAACTGTTAATGGACTAAATTCTTCTATTGGATTAGAAACCCAAGAATTATCTCCAGCTTCAACTTTATGTAAATTTAATTCAGACAAGTCTTTAAATCCTCCCCATTTTTTTGTAATTAGTTCAGTTATTGATTTTTTAATTATTTCAAATTCTTCTTTAATAATTTTATTTCTATCAGTTACTTTTTCATCGATAGCTAAATCTACTAATTTCTTCTTGTAATCTAAAATTAATTTATCTATTTTAGAATCATTAAATAAAGATAAATCTAATGTATGTTTTAATAAACCTAAAAATGGGTCATCTTTTATTATATCCCATAATTCTTCTTTAATTGCTACTAAATCTTCTCTCTTTGTAAAATCTACTTTTTTAGGTTTTTGTATAAAGTTTTTAATTTGTCTAGGTTCTTCATATAATTCTATTTTACCTTGTAATGCATAATGCAAAGAAGAAAAGCCATAATTATCTTGAAAATTTAAATCAACATCTAAAGATATTAAATAATTAACAATAGTGGAATATTGAGCTTTACAAGCCAAATGAATTGGTGTTTGATTTTCCTTATTTGGTTTATCAGGATGAACATTATTTTGTACTAAAAATTTAACAATGTTCAATCTATGAAACTCTTTTTTTAATGGATTAGGAGAAGTAATTACCTTATGGATTAAATTATCTCCAGATATTGGGTCTTCAACATTCAAAGTAATATTATTAACTACCGAGTATTGTTTTAATTCTTGTGAATTCATTAAATTAATCAGACTGAATAATTCTTCTATTTTTTCTTTAGGAATTATTAATTTAGGACGATAAGGTAAAGTCATTGGGTCAATTCTAGGTACAATAGGTGCTCTAGGTTTCATATCTAATTCAGTCTTTCTTTCAATAGTACTTTCCATCCTTTCTTTCAATTGTAATGTTGTTTTATCAATCATTGCAAACTTTTTCTGTAATTGTGTATTAAATCTTTTTTCCATAATATCATCTTGCATTTATATTATATTATGTTATAATTTAATTTAAAAAAAATAAATTATATTATAAATAATGCTAAAATACGGAGAAGTATTACCTGTCTCAAATATGAGTTCCAAAACAACCACTGTAAGAAATATTAGTAATTTATCTAATAATAATAGTAGTCCCACTACAATAATAAATAATAATTCTACTAACCAATCAAATTTGACTAATATAAATATAAAAACTACCAATACTAGTCAACCTATAATAAATTATAATTCTTTTGAGAAAAAATACGTTCAACAAATTACAATTACTGGTACTCAAAATGTATTCTTTAAAAATATACTTAATTCAATTGGTGAAGCTATTACATTTACTGGTAAAATAATTTCAAGAGATACAAATAATAATATTGCAAGTTTTCTATTTTCAGGTTATAGTAAATTAAATATTGTAAATTATACTTTAACTACTTTACATTCAGATGATTTAATTAATTGGAAAATTATATCAATGACTCTGAATGATTTAGATTTAATTTTACAAGTTAACAGTAATCAAGCTAATTGGGTTATTTCTATCGAAAGTATTTCAATTTAAATATAAAATATTATCTAAACTTAATATATAAACATGACTGATATTACAGGTTTAACAGAAAAGTCTGGAACTATTGGTGCATTAGCACCACTTCCATCTACAATATTTTATTATTCAATAAATGTTTCAAAACCAAATAATTCTAGTTTTACATTTAATCCTGATACAAAAGATACAGATAATTCTATTGGAGAATTTAAAGGAACTTTTAATTTAAATACAGGTATATTAACAAATAACACGCTCAATGTACTTAATTATATAATAGATATACAATTAGCTACAGATATTATAAGTTCTGTTAGTTTTGAATTTTTCACAAATCCACCAACTACTTCTATTTGGAAAAATAGTTTTCTTGAAAATTCATATACTAATTCTATTTCTCATACAATTACAATTCAACCAGGAACTAGTTTTTATGTGAGATGTAATGTATCTAATTCTTCAGGTAATTGGAATATATTAGCAAATAAATCAATAATTAAATTTACACAATTAGAATATACTATTGATTCAACTGGGTCTACTGGCGCTACTGGTGCTACTGGAATTACCGGTAGAGCTGGTATAGGCGTGCAAGGGGCAACTGGATTTACTGGTTCAACTGGTTCAACTGGACCAGTAGGACCTGAAGGACCTAAAGGACCAAGTGGTGGACCACGCGGACTTGCTGGTCCACGTGGACCTCCGGGTCCAATTGGAGCCAAAGGAGATAGAGGTGATCCAGGTCCAACTGGACCAAATGGGAGTAATAATTTATATGTAGCTGGTAATTCAAATGATTGGTTAAATGTTGATCCGATAACAATAAAAGAAGCTATTGATAGAATTGCAAATATATTAGCAAAAGTAAATCTAAGACCTTAACTTATTTTGTCATTAATTCATCAATTAAGTCTTGTTTTGTTTTCTTTTTATTACTACCATTAACTTTTTTATCTAAAGATATATTTTCATTTTTAGCTATTTCTTGAAGCTCACTTACTTTTAATTTTGCTAAATTACTTGAATTATATTTATTTGCAGGTAAAATATCATTATTAATTTCAATTTCCAAATTATTTAATACATCTTCTAGTTCTTCACTACAATTTACTTTAGCAGTTTCTTCTAAATTCTCATTAGAATAAATTTCTAAAACACTTTTTTTACTTATATATGTAGAAGATGATTCTTCTTCATCAGATTCTGTTGATTCTTCTTCCAAAGTGTCATCTTCTAAATTATTTTCATCTTCTAAATTATTTTCTTCATCTCCTAAATTATTTTCTTCATCTCCTAAATTATTTTCTTCATCTCCTAAATTATTTTCTTCATCTCCTAAATTATTTTCTTCATC